CGCACCCGCCGAGTCTGCCAAAACGTTAGGCAGCACGGCCTCGGCATTGGCATTGTAGCCCCCGTCACGGATCGGCACATCCCAGCTGCATTTATCCGAATTCAACGATGAAACAGCAAGCGTCATCCCAGAAATATCGGGAGAATTATCACCCAAATCATTTGCAACGTCAATATTTGCGATAAAGGACTTTTCCCTGTAGCCACTAAAACCATAGATATAGAACCTTATAAAAAGATTGCCCGCCTCATCTCCCAGTTTTGGGATACTGGTCACAGAAAAGTCAAATGATTGCGATTGAAGTCCTGATAACGGATAGTAATTTGATATTTGTGTGACATTAGACCCTTCTATGGTTTTTTCTACCATAGTGTCTTCGGATATGTCATCATCCCATACATTGTTTTTTACATTCCAATACCGAACACTGTCCCCTAATTGGAACTTGATGGAGCAACTCGCGTATATTTTCGAATTAGTCGCATTGTAGACATCGAAAGCAATGCTAATTGCAATTTTTTCAACAGGATGATAAGCTTGGGATTTATACTCGACACGCGATCCAACTCCTTCAATATAAACCCGCTGTTTCAAAACTTTCAACTGTCTGACCGTATTCAATGCGGACCAATCCTGCGGATTGTAGTACACATCGGAAGCGTTACTCTCAGTATTAGATGCTAATTTTACCTCCGCATATTTGTAGGGAGCCAGCAGATTGAGGTCATTCGAGGTATTCGCGTCGCAGCTCTTGTGCCACATGTCATGCAGCACGGGCCGGTTCTTGGTTTTGAAAAACGCCGCCGGCCTTACCTGCCCGCGCAACGATATGATCCGGCGGACGTGGAACACGCCGTCAGCCTGAAATATCTGACCGCCGAAAGACTGAACGCATATTTCCAATGCGTTGAGCCATGTCGGGTCTTCATACATGCCGTATATCCGTGCGCGATCTACATATACGGATTTCAGCGACGGCGCCGTGGAATCATCCGATTCTAAGTTGAGCCATTCGCACACCGGCAAATCGAGTTCCAGACTTTCGATCGCCTCCTGCAAAAGATCGTATGCGGAGATTGTCCCCGTATATTTGGCGCCTTTTGCATCCCGGAACGGCATTGCGCCGAGCAGCGACAAGCCGTCGGTTGCCGAGAGCGTAACCACATAGGGCGGGTGGGCAAACTCTTCCTTATAACTGTTTGCCGCGAGGAACCCGCGCCATAGCATCGTCTTAGAAGGACTCGCCGGATCGTCGTTCTGGTATTTGTATATTGTAATGCGGTATTTTCGCGGGTCAGTCGTGAAAAGCGACAAGTATTCCATATCATCGACGCAAAGGATTTTCAACGTCAGTGAACACCCCTTTATCGCCGTATATTCCGGATCGTCCGTACCGCCTTGTTTCAGCGTGAACACATCGGCATACGGACGCATCATGGCCGCGTACGTCTCGCTGGTATTGGCATTGCCTCGTTCTTCGATCTCGATACGGTAAAGCAACCGATCGCGCATTTTCGACCGATAATCGCAATAATATTTGAGTCCGTACGTCGCCATTATACACCCGCATTTATATAGCTTACTTTAGCATCCTCACGGCGTATTGACAGCAGCAGATCAGACCCGCTTAGCCGGAACTGCCCGCCGATGAATTCGATCGACTGCCGCCCCAAACCATACTGCCTGAGTTTCGACAACGGCGCAATTACTTCGGGATCGCTTCCTGCGCCGCGATTGTCCCCGACAAGCGCCATAGTCGGACCGTAGGCAAGGCCGCCGTTTGCAAGTGCGACACCTTTCCCAGCATTACGACTGAAGGCATTAATCAAAGCCGTACCGGCAGCAATGGCAGCTGCACCGACAATAACACCAATCCAAGGCGTAGCCCAAATACTGCTCAGGGCTTCTTTGATTGTTTGAATTATTTCAGAGGTCATGATTAGCTGCTTGCCCAGCGATACGAGAAACTGCCCCACACTCTTACCGAACGATGCCAGCAGATCGTCAAATGTCCCGTCCCCAGAAAGGATATTGCCAAGCCCTTCACCAAACGAAATAGCCATATCCCGAACAAGGCTATTCAGCATATTCCCAAAGTCGATAAAATCGTCTTTAATACCTCGGCCGTATGCGTTCAGATTCTCCAAAAAGGAGGCTTTCGCATCATCCCAGATTTCAGTTGGCGGATTAATCGCATTCGGATCGAACTGTAAAGGAGTAATTCTACCGAATTGCATCAAACGATACCCAGCCTTTGCCTTATCTAATGAATCTTTAAGAGCAGAATTATCTTTATATTTTTCAGTTAATATTTCTAACCGATTAATTCTATCTTCAGCCTCTCTTAAATCTTGTGCTGAAAATCTCAATATAGCCAATGGGTTTGATATGATAGCTTGGTGGTCTGTCGCTGTCATATCTCCAATTGCCTTTTCGACAACCGCTATTTCATGGTTTAAATATCTGACTACATTCGGATCAAATGTTTTTGAAAGTTCAATTTTCAGCTTGTTGAGTCGTTCGTATAAAGGCTTTAACGCCCCCTCTGTATCTTTTAACCCTACATTTTGTAGCTTTTCAAGCTCTATTTTTGTTTTCGCTATTTCTTGATTCAATCGGGAAATTTCCTGAACAGATGTCGCCTTCTTTTTGGCCTCCTCCAGCTTAGTTATTTTACTCTGAATCTGACCTATCAAACCTGTTGTATTGCGTATATCATCTGTATCGCTCCCCGTATTTGTCGCTTGTTTTCTTATCTCGATCAGGCGTCGAATGGCCTCGATTTCGATTTCAAGCTGCGCGATCTCCTCCTTCGATTGCCGAATGCGTTCGGATTTCTTGGGATCGTAGTCATTGCTTTTCTGATCGTAGTAAATCCCGGTTTTCAGGGCGGAAACCCGTGCCTGTTTCCGGCTCTGCAAATCGGACAGTTGCTCCGGTGTATAGTCCCCGTCGCGCCACTTTTCGACAAGTTGATCCGCCGCGTCCGAGAAAGCCTGCTTTTTAGCCGCATTGAATCCTATGATCGCAGTCGTTACGGCTGCGATCGCCGTTGCTACCAATCCTACCGGTCCAAGCATGGCGGCAAACCCGGCTTTCAGCAACGGCAGCATTTTGAGTACAGTTCCCAGCCCCAACGACAACGGGCCGATCACTGCTGCCAGTCCACCAATCGCAACGATTGCTGTTTTTGTTTCGGGGGAAAGCTGCTGCAGCCACGCGACGAAGTCCTGCAACCATCCGACGATCTGCTGAACCATCGGCATCAGAATCACACCGATCTGCTCACCAAGATCACCCAGCGAGTTTTTCAGTTGTTGCATGGGGCCTAAACCCGTCTCCGCGATTGCCTCGGCAAATCCCTTGTAATTCTCCAACGCGAATTTTACGGCCGCACCGTTTTTCAGTTCTTCGGCGGTGAACTGCTTTAATGCCGGAATACTCTCACCCAACTCGCCAGTCAGCCCACCGTACGTTTTCGCAAGGTTTTTAACGGCACTATCGAGCGTCATTCCAGTTGCGGCCGCCAGTTGTGCAGACGCTTCGGTCGTGTCGTTTATCTGCTGTTCGGTCAATCCCAAAGAGGCCAAGAACGCTTGTTGACCGATAATCACTTCATCGCCGAGAATTGACCGGGATTGCAATTCTCCAGCTTGTTTTATCAGCCGCTTCTGCACATCCTCACGGCCTTTCAAAGCCGTAAGCAGCCTTTTTTCAGCCTGCATCTGCACGTCGGCCAAATGCACGGAAGCACCCGCAGCCGCAGTCAGCGGCGCGGTGAAATATAGCGACATGGATTTCCCGAAGCCCTGCAGGTCTTTCCCCAGCGCATTGAGCTGCTTGCGCACCTCGGCGCTCATCTTCGTAAATTCGTATGAATCGGCCCCGATCTTGATTAGGAGGTCCGCTATCTTTTTTGCCATGCTTCCAATCTATTCACGCTTTCAAGCGCTTCTTTTTGCATTTGCGATAATTCTCTTTTCGTCAGCCTTCCGGCCGCCCTGCGCCACCGCGGCTTCTCGTCCCACGGCAAAGGCAGCACCTCGGTAGGTTCTCGGCCTTTGAGATCGGTCAAGGCCGCCAGCACGACGTAACTACCCCACCGCTGGACATTCATTGCCGTTCGGTAATCGCTCTCGATGCGCCGCATATACCCCTGCTCTGCGGTATCGAATTCGGCCAGCGTCATGTCGTCGAAATCGGAAGGCGACAATCCCATCATTCCGACGCCGACGGCAAAAAGCCGCCGATAAGTCAATTCAGGCTGTTCTACTTTCCGGCGGCGCCCCCGCCTTCGTCCGCTGCGGGCGTCGCCGTCTGAAAAACCGTACTGCCGTCTCCCACCGAGGAACGGAACATGCCGAGCAGTGTCGGAAACGCCGACATATCTTTGTCGAGCAGGTCGGCAACGTCATCCTCGGTATAGCGATGCGGCTGTCCGGACTTTCGTGCGCCCTCGGTCAGAGCAACGGCAGCCACGGCCATAACCACGCGGAAAAGGCTCCCAGCAGACACATCCTGCATGGCGGACTTCTTTACCAGCGAATCAAGCGTAATGCCCATAGCGTCGGCCGTTGCCGCCATCGTGCGAATACCGAAATTGATCGGGAGCTGCTTCCCGTCTATCGTGATCTGTTGTAACATGATTGAATCGGTTTAAACGGGCGGGAGTTCCCGCCCGTAGTTATCATTTTCTAAGCGCCTACCGCCTCCAGTCCGTAACCTTTGAAGGATGCTTTGTAGGTGGCCTTCTCCGATACTGTTTCGCTGACCTCGAAGCTCTCGACGACGCATTTTGTCGTGTATTCCTTCTCGGTAGTTCCGGGAATGGCCAAACGCACGATCAGATCGACGGAAGTACCCGTAATCGCCTGCGCGATCATGTCCGGCGTGTCGAGGGTGTCCGCCGGTTCGGCACCTTCGCGGACACATACGAGACCGTCTACCGAAGCGGTGAAGGCCACGTTTTTCAACTCGAATTCCTTCCCTTTCGTGTCTTTGGTCTCCCACTCTTCGAATTCGGGCGAGATCGTGAACGTGTGCGTTTGCGCGTGGTAAACGCTCTTGTTGGCGCAGAGCATCGTCAGACTGCGGCCGTTTCCTGTTTTCATACTCATAGTATTTTAAATGTTAAATCGCAACTCCATATTTTTTCCTGATCGAATAGCGTGTATTCGCAATTCTGATAGTAAAACCCGAATCCCTCGACAATCCGGTGGTCCATCGCCGAAATTACTTCCCGTGCCAGCCGCACCGTCTCGGACTTGGGCCATGCACAGACGGATATTACCGTCGTCGTCGTGTCTCCGGCGCTTCCGTCGCAGGTGATGTTCGGTTCGCTGCTGTCCGTGTAGTGGATGAAGGGGGCCTGCACATCCGACGGAACCACTTCGGGATATATCTTGGATTTATCCAGCACCGTAGCCATCAATTCGACGGCTATGTCCATCGCACTCTTCATCGTTTCGTGAAATTTCTGTTTACAAAACCTTCGACGGAAGCGGCCAGCTCCCGGCCGAAAACATCGACCGTCATATCCGATGCGGCTCTAAACGCATCCAGCATGAACGGATTCGGAGACAGTCCGCGGGCGGACCGGGCAAAC